GACTGTGCGCTTTCTGCTGACTCCCGGGCTTTTTCTGTTGCGGTCGTTGCATCCCTGGCTGCATTACCGGCTGCACTTTCTGCCGTCTTTCTTGACAATTCAGCTTCTGCTGCACTTTGTGATGACTCACTGGCTTTTTGAGCGGCCGCAGAAGCCGAGGACGAGGACGCATCCTCTGACTGCTTTGCTGAGGCTGCACTTTCTGCCGCCTGCCGGGCTGACTCCGATGCCTCCCCTGCTGAAGTGTCAGCATTTGCAGCGCTCTCTTCTGCCTGACTGGCTGATATGCCGGCATTCCTCGCTGACGTCTCCGCCTCTCCGGCATTCTTCTTCGCCTCCTCAGCGTGACGCGCCACCTCTTCCACCATCTGTTCAAAACGGCGCAGTGCCTCCGGCCGGACGTCATCCTCCGACATGGCACCGAGAAAATCATTCAGCGTACCGGGTTGAGAATCTTCATACACGGTGATGGTCCCGGCATGTGACGGCGGGAATCCTTCCACCAACAGAATGACGCTGTACTGACCGTACTCAACGTCCATGCTGTAACGCCCGGCTTCATCCGGATTTTCAGAGGCCACCGTGTTCACCACCACCGTGCTGCTGGTCCGTCTGGCTTTCAGTTGAATGGTACAGTTCTCTACCGGTTTTCCTGTGCCGTCTTTCAGTACACCTGAAATCTTTACTGCCATATTCACCCCACAAAAAAGCCCGCCTGAAACGGCGGGCTGTCATAACACTGTGTTACCTGGCTAATCAGAACTTATGACCGACCCCCACAATGAAACCGTCAGTGCGCCAGTCGCCACTGCCGGAGCCTTCATAAGCAAGGTCAATAACCACCGTCTCTACGGGACTGAACTGAATCCCGGCATTCCAGGCCGGCGACAGATGACGCGCAGTATGGCCATCACTGGCGGTGGTGGTCTCCTTCACATACCCCGGTTTCACTTCATCACGCCGGTAATCCTGAACACTGTCAGACCAGCGGGTGTACGCCATCCCGGCCATGCCATAGAGACTGACCCGCTCACTGAGCTGCCAGACAGGGCCGGCCATCAGACTGACATAACGACCGCGCAGGCTTTCATAATGGAAGGTATTTTCACCCGTCTTCATCGTGTCACTTTTCTTCACCGATGCATAACTCAGCGCGACAATGCCGCCCAGGTGATCCGTGAACTCATAACGGTATTTCACATTAATCCCTTTTAAATCACCTGCACGCGCACCGGTACCGGACAATGCCGGTACGCCGCCCGGGTGAACCTGAGCATATCCCACGGAAAATGCACCGTGTCCGCTTTCAGCCTGTGCAGGAAAGGCAATTCCTGCCAGCAGGGTAGTAAACAATAATATCGTTGCGTATAAATGCCGCATGATTACCTCTTTGTTTTCAGTCAATAAAAAAGGCACCTCCTGAGGTGCCCGTCCGGGTTAATAAACCGTCAGCTGATACTGATCCCTGCCGTGGATTTTTTCATGACCACAACCAGTAAATCACTGATGTACGTTGTCGGCGTCCAGTTGTTCGCACCGGCCGACGACACATTAAACGTCAGGGTGACATGACCCCGCCCTGCCGGCATATCTATCACCGATGAGAACACCCGGCTGACATCCGTTGCCGGTTCATGGAAAATCTCAACCCCGTTCTTCAGCACCTGCAGCTTACAGGTGGAATACCAGTACGACTGCTGATTCGGGCTGTTGAAATTCTGGTGTTTCGTCCCGCGAAACAGCACCGGGGGAATGATAATCTGCCGGTCGAAGCCCTGGTCATCGTAAACTGTGACGGTTACCGTCCCGCTGGCATAACTGTTATTCCGGGGAAAGGCTTTCCCCACCGTCTTCACCAGGTCGCCTTCAATCTGGTTTGCAGACAGTTTCCCTCTGATGACACAGTTCTCGTTAATGGTGACATTATTGAGCGTGCCGGTATTCGCGGTAATTGCTCCGCTGATATCCGCGTTCCTGGCTGTCAGCTTCCCTTCCGGCGTCAGGGAAAACGTCGGGGGGTTGCCGGATGACGTGATACTCGCCGCAAACAGACGCTTCAGGAACACGTCGTTCATGAACAGCTGATTCCCCTGCGCCACAAATAACGGAGTGCTGTTGCCGCTCTCCGGATTTATCATCGCGATACGGTCAGCCAGCAGCAGTATGTTGCTCAGTGGCTGGCCATCAGTATCCTCAATCCCTGCACCAATCCCGGCCACATAGGGAATGCCGTCTTTCGTTTTTTGAACCTTCAGCATGTACAGCGCAGCCAGGTCATCATTTGTGTCCTTCTGCACGCGCTGTATCTGCTGAATGGTGGCGCTCTGGTCTTCCAGCGTTTTACTGACCGTCTGTGTGATTTCATTGCGGGTTTCGGTGATGGTGGTCTTCATCTCCGCCATCTCATCCGCAAGCTGGCTGTTGTCTATCAGCTCCCATAGCCCCTGAGCCAGATGCAGTTTTCCTATTTTTTCCCGGAAAAATTCCAGATACCCTTCACCATCATTGCTGGGCTGCCCGCTGACTTCCACAAACGCAGATTTCCCCACCAGGTTGACGCTGCGCACGTAAAACCAGAAATCCTTCCCGGGCTTAATGTGCGGGCCGGATACACTCCACTGACTGCCGGTCCCCAGATAACGGGCAGAGGTTTCCACCTGAGATGTGTCTGCGATTTTTGCCTCCGAAAACCAGAACTCAAACTGTACCGTCGGGTCATACACCGCAAGACGCGGGACCGCCGTTATCTGAAAATACCCCGGCGTCAGTTCAATGGTGGCGGGTTTTGCTGGCGCGTTAATCCGGAAGGTGGTGGTGGCCGGTTCGCCCTGCTGGCCATAACTGTTAATTGCCCTGACTGTCAGGGTGTATTCCCCGAGCGGCAGGCCACTGAAACGGTGCGCCGTGTCTGCGGTGATGGCGGTGGTCACCAGGCGGCTGTTTTCACCGCTTCCACTGGTCAGGCGCAGACTGAAGCGCACACCCTTCACCACCCGCGGCGTGTCCCATTTCGCCTGTGCCAGATACTGACCGTCAGCCGCGCTCACCTCCACCGTCAGGTGCTGCACTGCCGGTGGAATAACGCTGTTCAGGGTGCCTGACTGCGGCTCAAAGCTGGCCCCGTTATCCACGATGGCTTCTTTTTCCGGTACGTGCTGCACCGCCGTGATGGCAAAGGTGCCGTCCGTGTTTTCCCGGATGGAGACACAGCGGAACAGGCGACGACGCAGTGACGGCAGGGAGAGTCCCCATACACCGTATGTCTCCACACCATCAGGCAGGGTGCTGACCTGTATCCGGTCCGGCGCGGGGTGTGCAGTGATGGCCACGCTCACCGGCTTACCGCTGCCGTTAATCAGGTTCACCGTGGCGGCACCTGTCTCCGGCAGGGTCACCTCACGGTCCAGTGTCAGGGTACGGCTGGCGGCATCGATGGACAGGATACGTCCGCCGGTCAGGGTCCCGGCATAGTCGTTATCACAGATTTCAATAATGTCACCGGGTGTGTGACGTAGCCCCTGTGACCCGAGCGTGAAATCCACCGTCTGCGTTTCCAGCAGTCCGGTCTTTATCACCCACAGCCCGGCACGGTGGGCCTGACCGCGACTGGTGCAGCCGAACGCATCCATCTTCAGCAGGTTGCGCCCGTAGCGCAGTATGGCTTCCGGGTCTTCCACCAGTTCCGTGGAGGTCTGCCAGCCGTTCTGCGGGTCGGTGTAATTCACCTCCACCGCCGTGTGGCGGTCCTTCAGGGCGCTGAAGCTGTAGCGAAACCCCACGCCGTTATCATCCACCACCACATCGCAGTTGGTGTACGGCCACACCACATCCGACGGGCGGTCCTGAACGAACGTCAGCGTCTGGCCGTTCCATACCGGCATACAGCGCATCGCCGAGCAGAAATCACTGAGAACGTCCCACGCCTTACGCTGTTGTGACAGGTACGCATTAAAGGTCATCCGCGGCTCTGTGCCCCCGAAACCATCCGGGACCGTCTGGTCGCAGTACTGCCCGATGGCATACAGCGCCCACTTGTCAACATCCGCCGCCACCAGACGTTTTCCCATGCCGTAGCGCGGGTGAGTCAGCATGTCCCACAGGCACCAGGCCGGGTTGTTGCTGTATGCCGGTTTCAGGCTGCCGTCCCAGATGCCGCTGTACGTGCGTTTTTCCGGGTCATAGTTTGACGGTACCTGGATGATGCGACCTCGGATATGGTAGTTCACCGTCATCTGCTGACCGCCAAACTGCTCCGCATCCACCTGCATCCCCACAATCGCCGTGTTCGGGTAGCACTGTTTCACATCGATGATTTCGGTGTATGACGACCAGAGCGTCTTATTCTGCAGCTGGTCCGGGGTGCTGTCCGCTGTCTCCCGGACCATCCGGATGTTAAAAGGACGGGGAGGCAGATTATCCAGAATCACCGACGCCAGAAACTGCGAGGTGGTCTTGCCGTTAATGGTGACATCCTTTTCCGTCACCCAGTTACCGTTACGCTGCAACTGAATCAGCAGTCGGACAGAAGAGGGATTACGGTCGCCCTTTGAGGTGGTCTCCACCAGTGACTGCACCCCGAAGGTGACCCGCAGACGGTCAATGTTCGCTGACGTGATGGTGCGCGTCACCGGCTTTGCCTTCGTCACTTCCACGCCCAGTGCGGTTTCAGAGCCGGATGACTCAAAACCTTCCGGCGGTGTCTGCTCCTGCTCCCCGGCGCGCCAGACCGCTGTCACACCATGTATCACAGGATTACCGTCCGTGTCCGTCAGCGGGGTTTTGTTCACCAGGATACTCTGCAGCCCCTTCACCGGACCTTCAATCGGCCCTTCACCAATGGCGTCAATCACGCTCATCATCTGCGTGGACTTAAGATTGTCCTTTGCCTCTACCGGCGTGTGCGCCTTGCCGCCACCTTTACCCACTCTGTCCCCCTCTCCTGTCTGATGTCTGAATCTGTTTATGCCCCAAAAACGACAGGCACCCCGGAGGGTGCCTGTGTCATGACGGAATAAAATTTCTGAATTTCTTCACATTTTCTGTACGCCCCCGTGGCAGATATCATTCCCGGGCGTTACAGTTTTTTCGGGCCAATAAAAACAAAACTCCCTGTGGTTAATCTTCATTTTCTGTTCCCGCAGCCTCCATACACTGCGGGATTTTTTTATGCTTTACCCCTGCCGCCCGATAACCACCACCTTCCCGCCCCCGCCTTCATCACGGGTGCTGATGTCCTGGGAGATTCGCCGGGAGCCAACCAGCATTTCACCGTAAGGCACCGGCATCGGGTTCCCCTGAGCAATCATGTTGTCCAGTGAGGAAAAATACGTGTTCTGTCTGCCGTTATCCGTTGCGCGGTAATCCGGTGTTTTTGCCTTCGGGGCAAGCATCTGAGCCACACCACCCAGTATCATGCTGGCCCCCAGTGAAAACAGCATCGTGGTGGCAGAAAAACCACCGGCTGCCAGGGCTGAACCCCATAACGCCATTGATGCCCCGGCAGTGAAGAAAGAGCCCACGATGGCTGCCGCCCCCAGCACAATCTGCAGTCCACCTTTTCCGGCCCCGGCCAGTCGCGGCACAATGTGGATGACCGTTCCCTCACCCAGCTGTTCGTGAAGACGGGCGTACACCGCCTCCGGTGCCGTGTCCTCACCGCGAATACGTATCTGGTACCAGCCTTCGTTCATCTGACGGCGGAATCCCGGCATCTGCATCGACAGGGCACGGATGGCTTCCGCTGCCGTGTTCACATACAGGCTGAGGCGGCGGCCAAATCGTTGTAAATCCCCGTGAAGGCAGATGCGTGCCAGTGGCGGTGACGCCAGACAGAATGCGTTCGTCGTTGCCATTTTTCGGAATACCTCTCCCGTTTACTCAGTTGTTCAGGCAGATGGTGAAGCAGTTCACCGTTGCCGCAGTAAATGGCGGCATGATTGGCCACCGATGCGCCAAAGCAGCACAGCAGGATATCGCCCGCCTGTGCAGAGGACAGGGGCACCCGGTAAAAGCCGGTGACCGCCATATTGTCCAGGTAAAGGTTCTGACCGTTGCGCCACCAGTCATCCTCACGCTCAAAATCCGGCATATCAATTCCCGCCAGATGGTAGGCATCCCGGAACAGCGTGTAACAGTCCGTCACCCCGTGCTCAAAGCGCCGTCCTGTCAGATGTGGCACACAGCGGAATTTATGAATTTCCCCCCGGCAGACCAGCCACCAGGACAGTGCACTTTTTATCTGCAGCCGCCGGTCGGCCTCGCTCAGCCAGGGCAGACCACCGGGATGACTGTGGACCAGTGCCACAATCTCCCCCTGCATCTCTGCCCGCAGCCAGTCTTCCGGTGCAATACGAAAATACGCCTCCGGCTCTGCAGAGATATTCACACAAGGGATATACCTCTCCCCCTCCGGCGTTCTCACCACGAAGCCGCACGACTCCGCAGGCGCACACCGCCGGGCATGCGCCAGAATCGCTGATTCAGTCTGTGTCATAAACCGGGATTTACTGCGAAAGTTTATTAATGGAAAGGAAACCGCCGAAATTAGCCACCATGCCGCGCATCTCACACCCGCGCATGCACTTGCTGCATCTGTCCTTACGGATATCCGTGGTTGGGGTTGTCGAACTCATCCGCCACCGCAGGACCGTGATAACCGCATTCATCTCCCCGGTAATCCCACATACAGGTGTTCGCCAGCATGATGCGACCGGGAAACAGCGCTCCGTCCGTCTCCGTCGGTGTTGCCAGCACAAACGAGGCTGTCATGGCCGTCAGCTCTGACATCTGCTCCACCACCCAGCGGTCTCTCAGCTCCTGCTCCGGGTCCGCTTCCGGATTGCCCGCCACAAAATTCACCGCATCCAGAAAACGGGCATACACCCGGCGGCGGACCACCGTGGCCCCCACCAGGCTCTGCAGGTCCTCCGCCATTCCGGTGACCAGACCGAACAGATTGGACACCGTCAGTGACGGGCGGGCACTGCTGCCCTTCCCGTTCATCTCAAAACCGCTGCCGTCAATCGGGTATGCCTGATATTCCCGCCCCTGCCAGGTAACCGCCTCCCCTTTTTCATTCAGCTCATTGCAGAAAAAATACCGCTCACCACCCTGCACCGTCAGGTCGATTTCCCAGAGCACCACCCGCGGTGACTGCTCTGACTTAACCGACTCGTTCAGACTTTCTTCGCGAATATCCTGCATCAGTTCACCACCTGCTCAATCGTGCAACTGAAATCACTGTACCGGGCGTTATCCGTGACGCTCCACTCCCGGCACACCACCCTCACCGTCCGGTTATGTTTCGGCGGTCGCCACAAAAAGGCACGGTAACCACCATGCCAGGATAAAAATTCATCCAGCCAGCGCCGGGTTGACTCATCCGTCACCCGGAACACCGCCTGAAACGTCTTCAGTTGAGGATTCAGCCCTGTGGGGCGGCGCTGTTCATAACCGTCACCAAACCGCACCCTCACCACCGACGGCTTCTCACTCACCTGCATCCCTTCACGCGGGACCAGATGCAGCGTTTTTATCTCAGCCACTCAGCATTCCTCCGTCACGTCGCATGGACAGCATCACCGCCTGCACCCGCTGGTCAATCAGCTGCACAAGGCTGCCCGCAGCTTCCGGCCCTATCTGTCCGTTAGCCCCGTCATTCTGAATGGCGATGTGGTAGACCGGGGAATACACCAGACCAGCACTGCCGTTCATACTGCCCACCGCGCGTACGCCCAGCGAGCCATCCGCCGCCCGGGTCAGGGGCATAATGGCTTCAGGTCCGGCTTCCCCCATCAGCCCGGCCCCTTTTGCAAACGCAAAGTACGTGGGCGTATCCACAATACTGTTGCTGTACGCACTCAGGTTTGCCGAGGTATACACGCCGCCTTTTGCATTGGCCACCGCCCCGCCCAGCCAGTCACCAATGCTGCCGAGAAATCCTCCCGCACCGGACATACCGTTTGCCGCCGTCTTAATTCCGTTGACAATGGCCGCATTCATAAGAACTTTTGATATTTCCTGCAGTACGGATGAGGCCCAGTTGCGCCATTCCACTTTGTTTCCGTTCAGCATCTCCGTGATGTTATTCACCAGTCCTGAAATCCCCTCCGTTGCCAGCTGTGCTGCCTGAGAGGCGTAATCGGATGCATTGTCCACCCAGTTACTGAATCCCTCCTGCAGCCCTTTCTGCCAGTCCGCACGCTGCACATCCGATTCGGCATAAAAGGCTTCCTGCTCTTTCAGACGTTCACTCAGATACTGTGCATTCTGCGCCAGCGCCTGTCTGTAAAAATCCTCACTGATATCCCCGGTCTGATACTGAGACTGAAGGTCCGCATCCTTCTGGCGGAAGCTGTCGCGGATCTGCTGCAACTCCCGCATGCGTTCCCTGGCTCGTTCTCCCTGCCCGTACCCCAGCAGTTCGGCTTCATTTGATGCACGCGCAGCCACATTATCATTCTTCAGGGTCTCTTCCCGGGATCGCAACTGTTCCCGGATTTTTTGCTGGTCAATCAGGGCCGCGTTACGCAGCAGTTCCTGCTTCTGTATCTCCGACAGGGTTTTCAGTTCACCCAGCGCTGTCTGGTACTTCAGCTTCGCCAGCTCYGTRTTCTGMCCCSRCCAGTGCCAGTTGCTCTTTCTGCTGCTTCAGYAGCCGGGAAAAACTGTCTTCCGCTTTTTCCGTCTCTGATTTTCCACCCCGGGATTTRGGTTTRTTCGCCTCGTTATTGCGCCAGGCTTCCAGRGCATTACTGATATAACGYTGTCTCGCCTCCTGATACGRATCMCCCACAAAACCRAGGTCATCCGCCGCATACCCCAGYCGGRCRCGCTCTTTTTCYTCCCCYTTCAGTCKGGACAGGGCCAGCTCACGCTCTGTTTTTGTCAGGGCRCTCTGCTGTTTATCATCCAGRGTGGCCTGYGGCAGCCGTAACGGYACATTCACCAGTCCCTGMCGCTGCTGAAGCAGTTCATTCCCCAGCCCCAGCAGACGGTTGAATTCCGTATRCTGACCGTTCATAACCAGCATGGACTGGTACACCTTATTCTGCTCTGCCGCCTGCTGACGAATTAACGCCACACGACGGTCTTCCAGCCCGGCAAGCACATCCTGAATGGACTGCGCTTTTTCCTGCATCTGTGCCAGACGGGACTGCTCAACGGCAAGCTGCTCTGTTGCCTGAGCAAGCCCTTCCGTTACGGTCTTCACCGAKGTCAGATGGTTTATCATGAATCCGTCACCGGTCGTCCAGCCCGGGTTCGCCAGAACATACTGATATCCTGCGATTTTTTCCTGCAGGGATTTCACCCGRCTGGCCTGTTCATCAATCAGCCGGTTCTGCTCTGYCAGCGCCGCCCGTGTTCGTCCTTCATTATCTGAGGCTTCAGGCAAAGACATTGACGGCGTTTTATGCGCGATTTCATCTATCGTCAGTGCATACTGGCGCGCWGACTCCCTGGCCTGCTCCTGATTCTGGTACAGCGTRTACCATGCTGCWGCCCCCAGCATCACCAGTCCGGGTACGCCACCAACCAGYCCCARCGCACCRSTCATCAGACGTGAGCCCACCGCCGTTGTACTGTTCAGCKCATTCTGGGCKGCGSTTCTGGCAGCAATATTTCTGTTCAGGCGTTCCTGTGTGGCCGCCAGACGGGCYTCTGCWGCAATCTGCATCTCCGTCCCGCGGGCTGCCGCCACRGCCTGCTGWGCACGGTACACGGCTGCYCTTGCCCGCGCCGTGGCAATCTGCGTYCCCCTGARCTGTGCTTCCGCCAGTGCMACTTCATTACGTGCWGCCGTCACAAGTCCTGCCGTGGCAGACAYCGCTCCGGAGGCCATATTGCCAAAGTACCGGGCAACCCCGACGGCAACCAGYGCCCCCRCGGCTGTTGCCACATTATCAATMTKWCCGGCAACACCGTTCAGCACGCCGGAGAGCGTTTTYGTCACCCCGCTGGCYTCATTCGCRCCACCCACCCAGGCCATAAAGGCGTTTTCCACCTTTGTGATCCCGTCAGAGACCGTTTCCGGCATGGCCGCGTATTCATCACGCAATACCTCCAGCTGGCTGATTAACGCAGGAACGACTTTATCCGCCGTCAGTTGACCATCGTCCGCCATCGCCTTCAGATCTTTACGGGCCACGCCCATGCCTGCAGCCAGTGCACGAATGATCCGGTCACCACTTTCATTGACCGAATTAAACTCCTCACCACGCAATACACCCTGCGCCAGCGCCTGACTGAACTGGGTGATCACCGAGCCCGCCTCTGCCGTACTGGCACCGGAGATTTTCAGCCCTGTCGAAATGGCCTCCGTCACCTTCAGCACATCATCAGCACTGTAACCATATTCACGCATCGAGGCAGCCGAACGGGCAAACAGGGCCGCATTATCCGAAAATGCGGTGCCTGTCCGCTGGCTGATATCCATCAGCACTTTCTGTGATGACGCAAATTCATCCGATGACTGCGACGCCTGTTTCAGACGGGCATTCACGGAGCTCCATTCATCCGCCAGCGAAATCAGGTGTCCGGTGGCAAAGGCACCGGCAAACGCACCGGTCATTCCGACAGCCGAAGCGCGGATTTCCGTCAACTGGCTGTGCAGCTCAGCCAGAGCCCGGCGCTGCTCCCTGGCTGCCGCAGCAGCCTGACGTCCGCCATTCTGCAGGGTCCGGTAATATTCACTGCCCATACGGGACGCCCGCTGGATCTCCGACTGGAATGACTGTGAATTTGCCGAAATTTTGATAATCAGTTCACGTAACGTCGCCATTCACCTTTCTCCGGGCAAAAAAAACCTGCCACAGCAGGTTTTCATCATTATTTATGACATTGCTGCAAGGCTCAGCGCGTCTTCCAGCGCCGCAAACGGATCCACCTCCGACTTATCCTCATCCTCGCCCCAGCAGAGCATGGCGTCCTTCAGTGCAACATTCATCCCCTGTGCCCCGAAAACCGCTTTCACGATCTGTGCATTACGGATATCCCCGCGCTCATCACCCAGCGGGGATACCCTGTCGAACTCCATCCACATCATCGCCTCGCTCGCACTCAGGCTGTGCCGCAGTTCGGATAAGGTGCGCCCCAGACGGAGCGCAAGTCGCATCAGAAAGCGAATTTCCGGGCGGGCTACTTTTTTCTGGCCGACTCTGCATCAGCGATCAGTTCCAGTGCCTGACGCAGCAACCGGGCATGTACCGGACCATAGACGGCCAGCACCTGCTCACGGTCGTCCGGAGTGAACACCCGTTGCAGGTCAGTATCACACAGGACATCGCAGAACAGCGTCACATCCGCTTCCAGGTTACGGCGGGTTTTCGCCACCACCGACAGGGTATCGTCATCCTCTCCATCACCATTGAGCACTTCCTGCCACAGATACCAGGCCTCTGCCGAAGGCTCCCGCAGCACCACGCTGACATTTCTCCATTCCGGCACCTTCACCGTTTTATGACGGAACCCCGACAGTCTGGCCAGCGCCAGTGTTTTCAGATCTTTTGCCATAAGCCTTATCCGCCCGCACCATTAACCGTTACCGTACACGCATCAGAGGTAATGCTCTGCGGCTGTTCTGCAGAATCCATTACCATGCAGGTATAAGCCCCCTTATCACCTGACTGCGCATTGGCTTTACTGAAAGTGTCAGTAGTCTGTCCCTCGACCGGCTGACCATCCTTCTTCCAGGCGTATTTATAAGGCGGCGTTCCCCCGTTGACACTGACTGACATTGTCAGCAGCGCACCGGTATTCACGGTAAGTGTCTTCTCCGGATTTTTCACAAACGCCAGCGGTACCACATAGGACACCGGTTTACCCTTCAGGCGAAGTGAAAACGTTGCAGCCACCACGCCGTTGGTACCGGATGACCAGGTGTGCTGACGCACTTCCGCCAGGAACTTAAAGCCCTTACCGGACGGAAACTGCACCTTAAACGCATACACCGTGTCATTGTCATAGGCATCACGCAGGGCGTTCTGGGCCTGATTCAGATAAAAATTACCCGACATGGAAATCTCGGACGACGCCCCCAGACCGTTGATGTTCTCCTGCTCTGTGGAGCAGAGCGTGGTCACATCAATATCCTGTTTCTGACCGGCGGTGAACTGGACTTCCTTGATGGTGCAGTCCAGGCGCAGATATTCCGCCTTATCCATAGTTTCAGCAGTCGCCGGGGCAGATGAAATCATCACCTGCGTCAGCTGTGAGCGTTCATACAAAGCAGACATTCTGCCTCCTGATAATAAAAAACCCGCACGCGGCGGGGTATGGGTTTTGTAGAAAAAAAGAAAAAGTCACACCGTGACCTGAAACTCCAGGGTTGCACGGTAACAGCGGTTTTCCGGAATATAGTCCTGCATTTCACTGACGGATCCCGGGGCCAGCAGCATTATGGCTTCACGGGCGTCCTGACGTATCTGACGCGCCTGCRTCACAGTCCCGGCATAAACGTCTATCTGCACCGACACTGAGGACTCCGCCTGCCCGCCCATCACGTCCGCCGACACCGATGAAATCAGGCTGAAAACCACCCACGGAAGCGCCACCGACGGCCTGCCATCCAGCAGGGGGACCACATACGGGTACACCTGCCCGCCGGCAAGATGCGCCAGATRAGGATACAAATCCGCCTCCGTCATCGTCTCAGTACCTCATCAATGGCCCGGTTCATCCGMGCAATCGCCACCTGAGCTGCCTGTTCACTGCGCACATCAAAYGCCGGGCGCACAAACGGGTGCGGTGGCATATTCACGGTCCCCATTTCCACAAACCGCCAGTAGAAAGCATTGCGCGGGTTATCCGCCTTCATGGTGTTATCGCTGTTACCGGTGTCCGGATTAACACCMCGGATATGSACACCGGATTCCATCCCGCCATCGCGGGAGCRCCGGGAAAGGACCACCACATTGCGGCGCAGTTTTCCCCTGCGTACCGGTGCCCGTGACACCACTTCTTCTTTCAGCACATTCGCACCCGCACGGGTTGCCTCACGCAGCACCCGGTTATTTTCCGCACCACTCAGAAGCTGCAAATCGCGGCTGATGTCCTCCAGCCCCGAAAAATCCAGCAGGGTTTCGATCATTTTTCCCCTCCCAGCCGACAGAGAATTTCCAGACGCCCGCCGGTCGCATCCGGCACGGGCAGCCCGACAACGTTCAGGATCCGGTCACGCCATGGACCACTCAGCACATGAAGTCGTGACGCTGCCGTGATTTCCCGGCCGGRCTGACCGCGCACCCAGATGCGGATTTCCGCCTGCGCCATTTCCGCACCGGACTGCATCCGCTCCCGGCTGCTCCTGCCACGGATATCCGCATGAATTTTCCCGCATGACACCCATTCTTCCGTCATTTCTCCGGCAGCATTACGGGTTAACACCGGSTTCAGAACACTTATCATCTGTGTCAGACGACCTGCAGATATTGCCATTCCTCCCTCCTCATAACACCGTCGGACAACGCAAATCGTAAATCAGCACGGACACAGAAAACGGCAGTTCCCCCTGCACGAGGTCTTCCCGCTCAGCAAGATCCGGATTCCGGTACAGCATCCCGGTCAGTCGCATGGCAGCCCCCTTCATCCGGGTTAATGCCTCGCCCGGGATCAGCTCACCGTCCTCACGAATCACTTTATCCCGGCTGCCCTGAATGTAGGCCAGCAGCACGGCGGTAGCCTGACGAACCTTGTCCATCAGCATGTCATCATCCGCGTCATGGTCAACACGCAGATGTGCCTTGATCTCTTCCAGTGTCAGTAATGCCGTCATTTTCCGCCTCCTGCATCCCGTCCACGTTTTGCAGCCAGGGTCCAGCCTGATGAATGAGCTTCTCCGGGTTTATCACCGGTCATACTGTTGCAGTGCCACAGCGAGCCCCCCCACGTCACCGTATCGCCGGGGTGGTAGGTTTCACCGGCTCTGAACACACCGCGGTAGAGCATCACCGGCAGGGAAAATGTTTTTTCCGTACRCTGGCCACTGCTSTGCCGGATCACCACAGAGAACAACCGCTCMYCCGTCATRCTGACGTCRATATCCGCCACCCCGTCAACCAGGCATTCCCATCCCCGCATCCCGTGCGTTTTTTCATACGCCCGCCAGAGTCCRCCCWGGTGTGTGGCATACGTGCCCCGGGGAAAGGATTTTTGATCGTCAATRGCGGGGATTATTTCCAGTGC